AATTGATACCACCAACACCAACGCACGTATAACGTTTGTATTCTGATTTCATAATCTCTCCATTTAAAAAACAGGGGTTGCCCCCTGTTACCGCAACTCCTTGAGCAACTTGCCGAACGATGTCGATGCGAGATCGCTGATGTTAGTTACATTCTCTGCGACATTAAAGCATTCCGCAACTTGTGTTTTGCCGATCCCGATTGCGACCAACTTAACATTCAGTTTGTCTGCGAGAGACTGCACACGTTTCATGTGCGTGGTGTTGTAACCATCGGCATCGGTCAAGAGGAACAGAATCTTGCGTTGCTCTTCCTGTCGTGCAACATCCTCGATGGCAAGGGTCAAGGCACTGTAGTCAGGTGTGCCACTGTCTGCACATTGACTCATCGCACCCAACTTGGCTGAGGCTTTGTGCAACGACTCTTTCCAAGTCTTGAATGGGACGAACCACGTTTGCTCGCTGATCACCTGAGCGAAGTCACCCTCACGCAAACGATCTACATCTGCCTCACGTTTGCCCTTGAACCCAGTCACGCTGAACGACACGTTAGCCTTGTCAAGGATCTTGCTCAACTGGATCGCAACTTCCTGTGCAACCTTGATGCGACCATTGTCATTCATCGAACCTGAGCAATCGATCAGGATGGACACCGCAGACTTGGTAGCCTCAACGTGCTGACGTCTGCTGAAGATGGATGTGCTACCAACTGCAAAGCGTGTAAACGCTCTACGATCCAAGCGCCCATTCTCTTCATGCGTTGACCAACCAACCAAGTCAACCGAGCGAAGTAAGCGGGTGATGTTTGCACGCACACCGCCTAGTCCACTGTGTTGAGTATTGAAGATATAAGAAAACTTGCTTTCGCAATCTGCTTTGTTGAATGACATATCACTCCCATTTAAAAGTTTCAAACTTTGGCTTGACGATATTAGGAACATCGCCACCGCTTTGCACGTCACCGCCTAACTCGCCCTCGATGAACTCGGATGGCTCAGGATTGCGACCACCTTCGAACTGACCCTTGCCACGAGCGGGATCATCGCTAGGTTTGTCGGATGGCTTGTCGGATGGTTTGTCGGTAGGCTTACCACCCTTATCGCCATCCTTACCCTTGTCACCACCCTCGTCACCATCTTGATCACCGCCCTGATCACCGCCATCACCATCTTGACCATCGCCATCCTCAGGCTTGTCGGTAGGCTTATCACCTTGCACACCGCCCTCATTGCCCTCGTCATCACCCTCGTCAGGCTCAGGCTTGTCACCATCATTGCCACGCTCTTGATCCTGTTTCAAACGTTTGTACAACTCGATGGCAACGTCAACGATCTGCTGAGTGTTGGTAGCATAGCGAGCCTGACCCAATGCCCAGTGCAAATGCTCTGCCCAAGGTGCATCATCGATCACGCTTGGCACGTTGATTTGATAGCCGTTTAAACGTCTACCCTCGACTGCGAGCAGAAACGGAACGTTCTTCAAATCGTCAGCCTCAACGTAACCATCCTTGGCAACGATTGAATTGACTAGGTCTTCAAACAGGACACGACTGTTTGGTGCGTGACCCGACTGGATAACCTTCAATTCGATGCGAGGATCTTCAAGACCGTTGATTAGGTTAGCAACGAAACCGCCATACAAATTGCGAGCGTTATCCCAAGGCTCGTTGTCGGTAAACCATGCATGACCCAACTCATGCAATGCATACCCGATCAAGTTATTGAACTTGGCACGAGAGATCTCGGACGTTTCGTTGATTGATGGGAACACGATCTTGGCATTGACTCTGCCTCGATCACGCTCGAACACAATCCCCGCAGTGCTACCTGACCACACGAATTGGAGTTTGTCAAAGCGACTGCCCGCATTGTTGAAGACACGCTCCAAGGTAGACTCGACACCACGTTTAGCATGAATGGCTAGCATTACTTCACCCCCAAATAAGATTTGAAATTATTAACATCGATCACTGCTGAGAACACACCACGCAACTCAGGCTCGCAATCAGCGGGAAACTTGTTGATGATGGCATTCTCAAAGGCGATCCCGACAGGCACACCCTTGCTCACTGCCCTTGCCCAAGCAAACAACTGGCGAAGGCTAGGTGGCTGAGTCAACACACCCGCACGTGCTTTCTCACGAGCAACGTTTGCGAAGTTAATCAGCACCTTGGATGCATCGATGTTTAAACCAGTACGGCTCGACACCAGTGCAACCTCTTGATCACTAGGCAAGTACTCAAAGCGGAGCGTGTAACCAAAGCGATCAATGAACGCAGTGTTTTGATCACGCACACCCGCAAAATTACCTGACGAATCGCCATGACCGTTTGAATTGTCGGCACAGAAAAAGGCAACGTGCGATGCAACTGCGATACGTTGACCAGTCTCGCTGATGACGATAGAACGGTGTGGGCTACGCTCGCACAGGGAATGCAGAATCGCAATCGACTGTGGGCGGGCAAAGCCAACCTCGTCAATCAAAACGATAGCACCTACGTACTGGATCGCCTGAGTGATGACACCCGCTTTCCACACCACGCTACCGTTCTCGATGCTATTCGCACCGATGAAATCAGCACGCTCAATCGCCTCGTCAAAATTCACACGAAACAATCTGCGACCAAGACGTGAGGCTAACTGGGTCACGAACTCGGTCTTGCCAGTGCCACGCTCACCCGCCAACCATGTGTTATCAGGCAGTGGATCGTCAAGGGCAACCAAGGCTTGATGCAAGTGACGTGGTGCAAACACGTAGTCATCGACACGAGCGGGAGCGGATGGGTCATCGAATACCTCGATCTCCAACTCGGAGAAATCAATCGTCTCACCGTTGTAATCGTAGGACAGGACACCATCGAACACGTCCTTGACCTTGACCCTACGTGTCACCGCTACGGTCTGAGCAACCTCAGCGACAACCTCGACTGGGGTAACCTTGCGGAACTTGTCGAACTGCTTGGCAACCTCGGCACGCAAGGTCTGAGCAATCAACTTGGCATCAGGCTTTTCGACAGCATCTATCTTGGCGTTTAAACGGTCAGACAGATCATCGAACTTGTTGCCGAGCGACTCGGACTGGAGCAACAACCGCTCGATGGAACGTTGAGCAACCTCACGCACCGCCTCAACCTTGGTCAGGCTCTCAGAGATCTGAGACTGTGCCTTGGAGATCTGTTGAGCAACGTCAGCGGGCAAGCCAACGGTTACGCTAGGCTTGGTAGATTTGACCTGATCAAGAGTCACTGTACCCGCATTGATCAAGCCAATGACCTGAGCGATAGCCTGTGCCTTGTCCTTTGGGGCAAAGCCAACTAGACCGTTAGCCTCTAGCACACCGTTTAACGTGGCGAGCGGGATGAGTGGTACTTGTTTTTCGATATTTAGATTATTCAATTTAAGCCCCTATAAAAATTAAAGTGATAACTGATGCCCATCAACTGGGCAGACTGGAAGACCAACACTTGCCCACTTGCTTGACAGGCGAATGGTGTAATTGCAGTGCGGGCAAGATGCCTTGAGCATCCGAGTACCCTGAACTTTACGGTCAGCATTGACGTTTAAACGAGCATGGGGATATGCACCCAAGCCCTCGATCAGCCCGCCAAAGTTTTGGCGAAAGGTCTCGCCAATCACAGTGGCACTAGGCTTGCCCTCAAGCCACACCTTACGAATGCACTCCACGAACTTGCCACGATGACCGCACTCAGGTGTTGCCGAATGTGACAACTCATGAACCAAGATCCCGAAGACCTCAAAGGGATCGTCAACGACAGGCGAGATCAGGATCTCATGCGTGCCATCAGCCGATGCTGATGCTTTGTGGTACTCGCCAATAGCACGATTCAGACTACGTGCGTGCTTACTGGGAAAACCACACGTCACCCTGATATTGGCGGGTAACGGAAAACCATTGGCATCGAAAATGCCACGCAATTCTGATACTGCCTCGTTTAACCACTCTTCACGATTAATAGCCATGCGACACCCCCTTGTGTTTGGTTTTACGACTGTACTTGCGGGCGGTATGACTACCCGCACCGCACCGTTTAGCGTGCTTTGCTACGAAATTTCTAGGCATATCGCCCTCCTGTTAAAAGTTATAAGGCACATCCCTATGCCCCTGAGGGCATGAGGATAGGTCTTACTCACCCATCAAGATGATTTTTAATTCCTTGATGGATTTGCCAGTGATGGCAGATAACTGGGATAAAAGTAAATTGGGATGACTATCGTAGTAGTCATTGATTTGCTCATTAGTCCAAAACATAAAAATCTCCCTCATTAAGATGCAAGATCGCATCCTCTAGCACCCTCCTCCAAGGATGCTATGAGATGTTATCTAGCAGATCGCTCTGCAACTTTTGGCACTCGCTAGGGTTGTCACCCCTAGGTCAAAGCGGTCTCGGAGCATTCTCGTTCACCACGCACTGACAATTTTTGAACACTATTGTCAGAGGCTATGTGGCTACTAGCCTTTTCCGCACAGTTATAGACTTGATACGTCTCGCCCATTGTTTTAGATCGATAGGCAGTTAAGCAATTTGAATCGATCACCGCATTTTTTTATACACGCTCTCGGCTCGCACGTGTCGGTGGTGATTCACCGATTTACTAAAACATTTACAACGAACCACAATGATAGCATCGTTTAAACAATCGCAATAGCATCATGTCGTTAATTCCCCACAACTTACTCAGGTATTCACCCTCTATATAAGAATGTCTACCGCTCATTTTTAGTCTTATATAAGACCCAAAAAAAACCTCCCCACCAAGCCTTATAGAATAAGGGTGAGGCTCACCATTGAACGATCTCATGCTAGCACACCCACTTGCCCCAACAATTGCATTAACGTCTTCTAGACCCCTCTAATCACGTTTAAACCGTATGTATGGATATACAGTGTTTTCGGGATCGGGATCAATTTTAGGAATCGGGTGGCTCATGGTGTGAGCCTTAGCCCGAAGGGCAACGGTCAGGGGATTTGGTAGTGAATCAGATAGGGGAAACAGTAAACAGTAGAGGCTCATGTATTGAGCCAGTCACAGGCTAAATAGTGAACGTTTTAGAAACGATATTGACATTGCGATGCAACAGGCTCATCATGTGAGCCACAGATCGAAGTTTAAACAGGGAGATAACCAGCGATGAAAACCAGCAAAAAACACAATGAAGGTGACAAACTGAGCGTTAGCACAGAATCCAAGCCTGATGCAATTACCACTGGCGAGGGAAAGAATGCCGAAGGCAATCAGCCAAGGGATTACAGAAAGGTAATAGAAGAACAAGAGATCAAGGTAAAGAAGAATGGCAAACCTCATGGTGTCAAGGTAGAAGGTGAGACAGAATCAAGCGGTAGAGACAGAAGACTATCACCAAGGGCTACGATGTTTGCTAGTTATGTGATGGAAGGCTTTACACCAATCGGTGCATACATGAAGGCTTATAACTGTCAGAACTCCAGTTATGCCACGATCAATGCCAATGCGAACAAATTAATGAGGGATACTAGGATTACTTTGCTACTAGAACCCCTTTGGCACGCTAAAAAAGAAATGATCCTCACTGATGAACGGATTGCACGTAGGCACGTCATGAAAGAACTGCTCGATCACTCCCAAGGTGAAGAAGTCCCGATCAGCATGAAGATCCGCTCACTAGAACTCATCGGTAAAGCAGTGGGAATGTTTAGCGAGAAGGTAGAACAAGCCACTGAAGTGATCGATGTCGACACGTTAAAGAACGAACTCCAATCATCACTAGCACTGCTAGAGAATGCGAACAAGCGTAAGCACTGATCTCTCTTGCAGAGAACTGGCTCGATGCAC